GCATAATTAGAAGGGCGGTGCTATCCAACGCTAACTGGACACGATACCGCCCCTCTGGTGTGGGTGATTGCTCAGAATGATCAAAAGTAATAATGCTTTCGTTTCCAAGGTCATCTAGCATACCCACCTGTACTAATGTATTCTCAGGCTCAAACGGATCAAGGTGTAGCTTGCCGTTACGTTTCACCACAGTGTTTTCTACGTCAAGGGTGAGGTGTTTCATCTAATCAATGTCTCCTTCGTGCCAGTAATCCCAACTATCAACTATCATATTACGGTATGTTGCGTCAAGGTCTTTCTGAAACTGTTTGTCATTTGCTTTTTCTTCCATAGCTTCCAGAGCTTCGGCTCGTGTTAGGTTTAACCGCTTCATCTGTGCTACTAAAGGCACGGCATCTATTTCATCCCTGTTCATGTTATACAACTCCTTCTCTAGCGCCCTACGTCTTTCGTCATCAGACATGGGGCGAATTTCATTCATCCTTTACTCCTATACATGGAAGCAAGATAGTCTGCTTACAGTAACGTGGGAACTCGTCATACGTCATAGCAATCAGTATAGGTAAACCTGCTATTATAAATGCTACAATAGCTGATGCCTTGATTGCACCATTAATGTTGCCCCTCATCAATCATTCTCCCTTAATGCTCTCCACGACACAGGAAACAAGTCAATCATATTACGGTCAATTTCCCATGCTACCTCTGCTGTCTCAGCTTGTGTGTCAGGCTTGCAACGTAGGTTACACATATCAGAGAAGGCGTCAAGGCTACCTGACCAGTACCACTCAGTCATCATAGACTGTGGCAGTACCATACGTGCTTGCTCTGGGCATACACCATGTTCTAATAACTCGTTGTAACTGCGTAGTGCAGTATGCTCACAGAAACGTATAATGTCTGGATCAGGATAAGTGACTCCTTCACTACCCTGCTTGACATCTAAACTTCTCTCCCGCCACTCTGTAGGTTGGTAAAACTCAGGCTCACTGTCCACATACCTACGGCTGATTTCATTCCAACGTAGGAACTTATGCTTGACTAACTGCCTAGCTACAAACACAGGTGCTTTAACGTGAAAGCTGGCAAAGCAATGCCCAAAGGGGCTGATGTGCTTATGCTTGGCTAGGTATTGTATAAGCTTGGCATCCTTGTCTTTCAACTTGGGTGGACCCCACACGTCACTCGTATCCATCTCACTACGCTTACCAAAACTTACTCTTGCCGCATTAGCTACAGATAAATCTGTACCCATGTGATCTACGTAAAATGTTTGTATCATATCGCACACCTCTCACATTCTCTTATTATTTTAAGGGCTATCTCTGATGTTACCTTGAACCACTCCTGCGATGCAGCAACGTGATCCTTTAGTTTATCGTGCACCATACTTTCAAGTTTACGTTTGTCCTCACTATAGATTTTACCGTGCTCAATGACATCCTTAAACGGTGTCCATGTATTAGCACCCGCCTTTCGCTTACCTACGTCAATACTCATGCCGATCTTAACGTAGTCTGGGTATGCAGGTATACTAAATACATAAACATATCCCGTTTTAATTTCGGGTTCAGACTCACGAACCTCTTTACGTGTTTTTACTAATCGTTTGTGGTTACGTGATTTGTTTCTATTTATATCACAAAAACGGCAGATGTATATATTTTTTCTAAGGTTGCCCAACAACATGTTGGATTCACTTAGCTTTTCGCCACAGTGGTTGCAGCACTTGTCTAGTTCATCATATGTAGGGTACTTTCTATGTTGACCTGAGTTGTCCTTGTATTCGTATACACCATTTTTAAATTCAATATCACGCATAAACAATCCTTTCTATTAAACCGTATAACGTGCGGTTTTGTATTCCAAATCACAGTGAACAACACCATGCCATCCACTTAGTTTGTTCTTCACAACATTCAAGTGACGTTGTGTGTCTTCTTCCTCTTGCCCATCAACTACAGGGTTCTTGGCAATCAATACCATAAGGTCAGCTTCTGCTGCCTTACCAGTACGTGAGCCTTCCATCATGCTCTGGTTTAGTAGCACCTTGCCCTCTGCATCAGCAGATAGCTGTGACATGTAGAAGATAGCACAGTCATGGGACTTGGCAATCTGACGGGCATAGATAGCGTTAGCTTTCAGTGCTTCATCAGGACGAGAGAAGCCACCAGTACGTGCAAACTTATCACCCATGTCAAGGATAACAATGTCAGGCTTGTACGACTTACACACTGACTCCACCCATGACATGTCACGGTCACTGGCATCCTTGATCTTGATGTTGTCCTTGACCAAGGAGTACAGATCACGAGCACGGGCAGGGTTGTCCTTCACCTCTTGCATTGTCATGCCAGTAGCAGCAGTCAAGTACCGTGCACCAACACGGTGTGATGCTTCCTCGTTACATAGGATAACACACTTGGCACCCTGATGTGCAAAGCCATTAGGTGCCGCAATCAGTGAGGCATGGAAGGATGTCTTGCCTGTGTTAGGACGTGCACCCACTTCAATCAAGTGACCTGCATTCACGCCCTCTACCTTGCGTGTCAGGGTAGGTACATTGAATGTCCACTGTGATTCCAGATCATTCTTTTCAAGAAGCGTATCAATGTCAATGTCATCCCACTCAATGCGTAGGTCAGGCGTGAAGTCATCTGAATAACGTTCAAGGATATCACGTAATGGTTCAAGGCTACCCTTGGTTCCATTCACGTAGTCAAAGCCAAGGTTGGCAACGTCTTCTCCCACCACCTGTTGAAACAGTTTAGACAGCACTTCCTGTGCTATGTCACTGCCCATAGGGGCTTCCTTCTTTACCTGATTAAAGAGTGAACTGTATGCACCCTTCTGTGCTGTGGTGAGTGTAGGATTGTTTGACATAAACAATGCCTCTATCTCGTCAGGTGTTACGGTACGTTCATAACGATCCATAGCAGTGTCAATTGACTGCTTGATCTTACGTACATCTTTACTGAACAGACGATCAGGACACTTGGCTCCACGATGGTCATCGTAGAACTCTTTGTCCATTAAGCTGCGTATTAATGATAATTCCATTATATTTCTCCTAGTGTTAGTAAGTTGTCTATGTCGGTAGGGTTACGGTACTTCAAGTCATCTGTCAATCGTAAAACTTTTACGTCATTGACATAGCCTCGTAATTCTTTTGCAAACTGCAGTGTCTTTGGTAATGCGTCAGGGTCTAGTGCTATTACAACCGTTGTGAACCGTGATAAGTATTGCTTATGTGCCTCTGAGAGTGAGGTGCCCAACACTGCTACCCCGACATACACCCCACCCTCAGAGCATCCAGAACTGCCTGTCGCACCCACAATAGCTGCACTTACACAGTCCTCAACGACTACCCCTGTTTTACCACAACCATATGCATACGGCAAGGGGTTTTTTCCATATCTTTTCCACTTAGGTAACTTTTTTCCTAGTGCTCTACCTGTGGCATCCACCATGATGTTGTTGTGTATCACAGGAAATACGACACGGTGTTCACGAACATCATACAATAATCCAAGATCACGGCCATCAATCTCCCATGTTTCACAGAACCCCTGTACTTCAAAATGATTTTGTACAATCCATTCGGGTTTGTGAAAGGTGACTGCCTCTGTCTCTTCTGCTACAACACCAAGAGACTTACGGATGTCATCACTGGTAAGGTGGGTACGTGTGCCGCCAGACACACTGCACCCTGCCTTGTAACAATTCCATACAAGCTGGCCCATGTTATTGGTGGCTGTAAATGTTCTGATTCCCCCACATACAGGGCAGTTAGTACGTTTAGTCTCACCATTAACTATGTCCATATCACTTATATGATCTTGTATATTCATTATATATCACTTTCTATGTTGTTCGTTCCACTCAAGTGTACAGATACATTTCTCTGTGTCAAGGCATTATTTGCACTTTCGTAAGTATGTTTCATGTATGGTTTCACAGATGCAACATGTGTGTGTCCTGTCACTGACATAATCTGTGGCAATGGCACACCTCTGTCCACCATCTGTGTTACCCCTGTTCTCCGTAAGTCCATGAGCCTTAGTTCTTCATCTAGCTTTGCTAACCGCATGACGTTACGTCCAACCTTGGACAGTCTCTCCATTGCATAGGGTTGAAACCCACCCTGACGTGGTTGTGGGTGCGGTGCTACCCATTCTTGAAAACCAAAGTCACCTTTCTGATCTGTCAACATCTCTGCCAAGTTGTCACTGATAGGCAGGAACACCTCTGCCCTACGCTTGCTTTGCTCCAACGTAAGTTGTTGCTTCTTCAAGTCAAGGTTATCCCAACGCAGGGTACGCATGTCACCCAGACGTTGACACCACTCGTATGCCATCTGTACAATCAGCCCAATGTTACGGTACTGAAAGTCACTGTATGCCACATCAAGAAACTTCACAACGTCACGATGTTCCCACACTTTCTTGCGTTGTTTAGTTGCCTTACGTTTGATCTTAGCAAACGGGTTCTGTTCAGCATGTTCCATTTGAATGCCGTAGTTGTACACTCTGCTGGCACATGTCGCTGCATGATTGGCAAAGCTGACGCCACGTTCAACCCATTTCTCGTATGCTTGCTTTGCAACTTTAGGTGTAACGTCTTTGTACTTACGGCACCCAATTGTTTGATGTACCACAGTCAAGAAGTACCTATAGTCTACCTTAGTAGAGTCACGTAACATATTGAAATCGTTAGACAAATAGTAATAGTTGATAAGGTCTGTGACCTTGCTGCTAGGCTTTAGCTTTACAACTTTAGCTTGTTCTTCACGGTATGCATCAATGTCTCTGTTGTACTCACGTGCAAGTTGTCTTGCAACTTTTGGATCGTCACCTAGTTCTTCACGTTCTACTACTCCCTCATTCACCAGTGTCTGTGGCGGGTTGAAACGGTAAGAGATGTCACCCAAAGGTGACACCCGTTGTTGTACATATCGTGGTAAGGTTCTCATGCGTTATGCAGCCTCCAACTGAATGAACCGATCATCTGATACCCACTTGGATACCTCTTGCTCACGTGACCACATGCTTACAGCCTGTGTGTCGTTGCCAGTGTTACGCAGGTTGAACCCGTTACGTTCATCGGCATACGATGCATAGTTTGTGAACGCTGAGTACAGTGCCCACTTGTTATGCCCACGTTCTGCTGCCTCTTGTAGGTACAGCATATACATTTTCTCTGCCTTACGATCTGATGTAATCATTTCATCTAACAGAGTACGAATGTCCACATACTTAGTGGATGTTTCTGCCCACACTTGCATCTTGCTGGCTTCTTCATAGAAGTCCTTACGTGCTCGTGTCAGTTCATAGATAAAACTTTCCATAGTAAAGTTAGATGTGTTCTTCTTACGCACCTTGTCATACTCGCCACGTATCATGCCGTTGGTACAGAAGAAATCAATGGCACCAAAGTAAACTTGGTTGCTGCATGACCCGTCAATACCATGTAATGATATAATACGATTGCCAATCTCTGTGGTGTGCTTGTCTGTCTCCACAACTTTCTTCATGTTAGGCAGGGTAATGTCAAGCATAGCCCATGCACCATTACGTGCAGTACGCCAGTTCATCTTGGCATCTGCTACCTCATGGCTAGTTAGTTCCTCAGTCACAGTGTCAAGGACACCACGATAGAAGTCACCATGTGAGGCACAAGTAAATGTGCTACCCACTACACCAAGGTACTCACCTGATGTAGCATTGATGACGTACTTCTTGTCCTTCACTTTAGTGGGTTCAAACTCCACTGCAAAGTCCATGTACTCAGGTATGATGTGGTCATTATTAAAATCTAAAGCCATACTATTTTCTCCTTATGATAAGTATGTGGCAACTGTGCCATAGTTATGTAAGGCATACAATGCCCTACTAATTGGTGTTAGTTATTTGTAGAACAGGTGTGACCCATAAGTCACAGTGTATTCTAGTTTGTCAGCCCAATAGGGGCGTACATAATTTGCATGATAGTGCGTTGCTCCTTCTGTTATATCAACAGTCTCACCAAGAATTACATCTGCTGCTACCATCTGGGCATAGGCCCATGCATAGGGTTCTCTTGGCTTGTCTGACTTGCCATCACAGTACCAACTGAACTGACATGTGCCATCGTTACGTGACTGTTTGACCACAGAACACACATCATTAGGGAACTTGCTAGACTGTACACGATTGATGACCGCTTGGGCTACAGCGTACTGCCCTGTCATGGTATCACTACGTGCTTCAAAGTATACGTTAAGTGCAAGGCACATCAATGCTGCTTCAATCATTTATCATTCCTCTTAGGTAAAGGTGTGTCCGACCAATCATCACACGGATCATCAATCGGCACTGGTTTCTTCTCCAGATGTGTATACTGATATAAATATACGGGTTCCATCGCCATCACTTTCGCTGTCTGATATCAGGCGTACTTCGTTACCTGCATCTGCATATTGCTTCAGCTTTTGTATACTGATGCGTCTATCACCACGTTTAGCACTGCGATAGAATGTAATCTTAGCTTCTTCACCATCAATGTATTCACCTGTGATAGTGAAACGGTTACGCACAGTCCTTTCTTTTTCTGTGTCGTACCATTCTTCTGTAAAAAAT